CTGACCGTCAGGGCAATGTGTCATGGAACATGGTCAACGGGATTTTTAACGCAGGAAACGCTGAGATTTCCTCTCTGACAGGCGATCAACTGGCGGTGAGTGAGATTACAGCCGATACGGTAGAAGCGTCCGAAATCAGCGCGGATTCCGTTCGTTCGGGCGATGGACTGACGGGGGAATTTCATCTTCCCGGCTGTACGCTGACGGTCAGCGGAGGGATTATTACGGGTCTGGCGGAGGATGAGCCTACCGAACCGGATGAGACTACCGAACCGAATGAGCCTACCGAGCCGGATGAGCCTACCGAGCCGGATGCACCTACTGAGCCGGAACATGAAAACAATTCTGAAAATGAGGAGGGAGAAACGCCATGATCACCACACAGACAGAGCTTGACGTGTCGCCGGGCGGGATTCCGCCGACAATCCACGTCAGCCAGTACGATACTGGCAGCCGGACGCTGCTGCTTAATCTCATCTCCGGCGCTGGCGACCTGATTCTTCCGACGGGAACAAGGGCGGAGATTCGGGGCACCAAGCCGGACGGCAACGGATTCTCTTATGACTGCGCTCTCAACGGCAAGACGGCGGAAGTGTCAGTCACGGAGCAGATGACGGCGGCGGCCGGAAGGGCGGTCTGCGAGATCGTGCTTTACACAGGCACGCCGCCGCAGGAAGGCACCGAGCCGTCCGAGGATTACACGCAGCTCTGCACCGCCAATTTCTATCTGATGGTGGAAAGAGCCGCGCTCGACAAAGACACGCTTCGCTCCGGTTCGGAGATCAAACAGCTTGTCACGGTTCTTGACCGCACGGACGAACTTCTCGCGGCGGCGCAGACGATGGACGACGCCAAAGAATCCATCCGCGAGATGACCGAAAGCACGCGCTCCGATATGGCGCGGCTTGCGGAATCCACCGTGCGGACGGCGCAGGAGCTTGCCGACCAGTCGGCGGCTTCGGCAAATGCTGCGGCGCAATCCGCCGCGAGAGCTTCACAGATTCTGGAAACGGTCGAAGCAAAGGGCGAACAGCTTTCCCGGCTGTCGATCACCTCCGACACCATCGCACGGCAGGCGCTGGAACGCGCGGTCAACGCGGAGAACGAATCCTCCGAGACATCCAGCGCCGTGGCGAATATGAGCCGGGAGCTGTCGCAGCTGAGCCTTCTGACGCAGGGCAAAATCGATGACGCATACGTGGAGGACGGATTTCTCTACATGACCTCCGACGGCGATGTGGTGGTGGGACCTCTCGGTCCCTTCTCCGGAGGCGGAGGAAGCGGTGGAGGCGGCGGTTCTTCGGGCAACAACGCCAAGCTGACGCTTGCCAACAAATCCGGCTTTCTCTCCCGCACGATTGCGGACGGAGATTCCCTTCCGGTCACCATCAACTGGACGTCGCTGGAGGACGATATTCCCACCGGCAACGGCGCCATGAAGATCACGGTCGGCGGCGCGGTCAAGGCCGTCACCGACATAGCGCAGGGCGATGTGACAATCGACCTTGCGCCTTTTTTGTCGGTCGGCTCCTCCTCCGTCAAGGTCAATGTGTCGGACGTTTACGGCAACAGCCGCACGCTGAATTTTTCCATCACCGTGGTGCTGCTCACGCTCACTTCTTCCTTTGACGACGCCGTTGCCTACACCGGTCCGGTCAGTTTTCCCTACGTCCCGACCGGCAATATCAGCAAGACGGTGCATTTCCTTCTGGACGGCGGCGAGATCGGCACGGCGGTCACTTCTGTTTCGGGGCGGCAGCAGTCCTTCACTATTCCGCAGCAGCGCCACGGTGCGCACACCTTCTCCTGCTGGTTTGAAGCGGAGATCAACGGCGCGTCCGTTTGCTCCAACACGCTCTACTATGATCTGATCTGCGTCGAGCCGATGAACCTTGCACCGATTGTCACCTGCTCCTTGACGGAATTCACCGTGCGGCAGTACGCGACGCTGCACATCGGTTATTCCGTCTACAATCCCGCCTCCATGAATGCGGAAGTCACGGTGAAGCGGAATGGCGCGCTGCTTTCCACACAGACGGTCGGCAGAGGGAGACAGGACTTTTCCTGCCGCATGGACGAAGCGGGCGATTTTACCTTTGAAATTTCCTCCGGCGGCGTGAGCAGGAGCGTTTCCATTACCGTCACGCCATCCGACATCGAAGCGCACGCGGAAACGGACGCGCTGGCACTCTGCCTGAAATCCGAGGGCAGGAGCAACGCCGAGGAAAACCGAGCCGAATGGGTGAGCGGTGAAATTGCCGCCGAACTGACGGGCTTCAATTTCAAGTCGGACGGCTGGCAGCATGACGATGAGGGAATCACCGCGCTGCGCGTTTCGGGTGACGCGAGGGTGACTATTCCATATAAAATATTTGAAAGCGACTTCCGCACGACCGGCAAGACGATAGAACTGGAATTTGCCACGCGGCAGGTCATGGACTATGACGCGGTGATTCTCAGCTGTCTGTCGGGCGGCAGAGGACTTTTGGTCACGGCGCAGAAGGCGCAGCTCACCTCCGAGCAGTCGGAAATTGCTATGCAATTTAAAGAGAACGAACACGTCCGCGTCAGCTTCGTGGTGGAAAAGCGGTCGGAGAACAGGCTGATCTGCTGCTACATCAACGGCGTGATGTCCGGCGCGGTGCAGTATCCCGCCGGAGACGATTTTTCCCAGCGGGAGCCGGCAGGCATTTCCATCGGGAGCAGCGACTGCACCGTGGATATTTACGCCATCCGGGTCTACGACAACGACCTCACGAGGGGACAGATTCTCGACAACATGATCGCCGACACGCAGAATATCGACACGCTGCTCTCCCGCTACCAGCGCAACCGGGTCTACAATGCATACGGCAGTATCGTCAAGGAGCAGCTCCCGGGCGACCTGCCGTATCTCATTCTGGAATGTGACGAGCTGCCGCAGTACAAGGGCGACAAGAAGACCGTCTCCGGTTCCTTCACCGACCCGATCCACACCGAGCGCAGTTTTACTTTCACCGGAGCGCAGTTTGACGTGCAGGGTACTTCCTCGCAGTATTACGAGCGCAAGAATTACAAGGGCAAATTCAAGGGCGGCTTTGTGATGGCGAACGGCAGCACCGCCGAAAAATACTGCATCAGAGAAAATTCCATCCCGGTGTCCACCTTCTGCTTCAAGGCGGATGTGGCGTCCTCCGAGGGTGCCAACAACGTGGAGCTTGTCAGGCTTTACAATGACGCCTGCCCTTACAAAACGCCTGCCGAGCGGCAGGATGACCGCGTGCGTCAGGGCATCGACGGCTTTCCCATCGTCATTTTCTGGCACAACACCGCGACGAATGAAACGGTCTTCATGGGAAAATACAACTTCAACAACGACAAATCCACGGAGGAAGTCTTCGGATTCCAGCCCGGCGATGAATCGTGGGAAGTCCGCAACAACACCTCCGACAGGGTCATTTACAAATCCGCCGATTATTCGGGAGACGATTGGCAGGGCGATTTTGAGGCGAGATTCCCGGACGAGGAACCGCCGTATTCCGACCCGGCGCAGCTGCGTGAATTTGCGGAGTGGCTTGTCGCCACCGACACCGAGAAAGCGACGAACAGCGCACTTCCTTCACCTGTTACGTTCGGGGAAAACACCTACGACCGCGACACCGCCGCCTACCGTCTGGCGAAATTCAAAGCCGAAGCCGGGGACTACATGGAGCTGGACAGTGCGATGTTCTACTACCTTTTCACCGAGCTGTTCCTCATGGTGGACTCCCGGGCAAAGAATATGTTTCCGTCATTCATGGGAGGTGACGCTGCGGAATGAGAAAAAAGATTGTCTTTCTGCCTTACGACTTCGACACTGCCATCGGCATCAACAACGAAGGGGCACTTGTCTTCGGTTATGACCTTGAGGATATCGACACGACCGAAGGCGGCGCGGACGTATTCAACGGGCAGCAGTCGGTGCTGTGGAAGAATATGCGCGCGGCGTTCTTTGACGAGATGAAAGCGATGTATCAAAGGCTGCGCTCCACCGGCGCGCTTTCGTATGAAAAAGTGGAGCGGATGTTCGAGGAGCATCAGGGCAAGTGGCCGGAGGCGATTTTCAACGAGGACGCATGGTTCAAATACCTTGCGCCGCTCGTTGAGAAGGGCAACGCCTCCTATCTTTCCATGCTGCAAGGGTCAAAGGCGGAACAGCGCAAGTGGTGGCTCTACAACCGTTTCCGCTACATCGACTCCAAATACAACGCCGGCGACAGCCTGTCGGACGTCATTACCCTGCGCGGCTACGCCAAGGACAACATCACCGTTCAGCCCTACGCCGACGTGTATGTGTCGGTCAAGTACGGCTCGTATCTGGT